TCCAATTTTTTCATTATAACTCTTATCTTGCTCTAATTTCTCAATCTCTTTTTCTAATTGTGCTTTTTGTGTATAGAGTTGTGTAAGGCTCATTAGTCTCCTTTTTTTTTTAAAACATTTACAAACATTCTTGTTTTTAAAAACGCTTGTAAATGCTTTTAAAATCGTTAAAAAAGTTTTTTTAATACTAAGATATACCCAAAATAATTTTTTACCCCTTTATACCCCTTTAAAATATTCCTCAATGTGAGGAATATTATTAAGCCCAAGTAACTTTTACTAAGCTTTCAGGATTCAAACACACTGGCAATGCGTTACTTTCGCTCAAAATCGCATACCCTTTTCCTCCACCTAGCTCCTCAGGACTTGCAGCAAAAAATCTTTGAGGTGCTTTGGAGAGTGCTTCTACATGGTTGGCTCTTGCATAAAAGAGCTTAAAAACTCCCTCTGTTTGAGGAATTGCCATTCCCTCTTTAGCACTCAAAAAGTTTGTTGCTTTGCCTTTTTCGTTTTTGTATTGTGCTACATAAGGAATAAAGCTTACTCCATGAACCTCTAATGCCCCTTTTTCTCTTACCCTTGCTCTGCCTTGATTGTCAAAAAGTCCCTCTTTGTCTGCCTTAGCATAAAGGGCATTGTAAAATTCTCTTGAAACATACACTTCAAAATCAGGCAAATAACCCAAAGCTTTCACTAAAGAGTCTTGTATTTCAGCGATACTAGATTGTAAGTCTTTAGAATCGCTAAATTGCACTTCAGTTTGCTTTTTGTATTCAAATAACACCGCACCACTTCCATCAACAATCTTCCCAAACATTGCTCCCACAGCCATAAATTCTTGAGTTGCCAGATAGCTACTTTTATGGCTTTTGATGATATTTGCAATTTTTTTAGAAAGTGCTTCTAACATATCTGTGCTATTTTCATAGCTTTTAAGCTCATTTAAATCACTTGCAAAAATCATATCCCTTAGTGCAAATCTTGGGATTTTTAGCTGCAAAATATAAGTGTCATTTGATTCGATGAGGCTCGAATCTGCTTCTTTAGAGATTGCTTTTAGAATAAAGGCATCACTCTTTTTAATGGGAACCTCAATTGTGCTTCCCACACTTCCTTCAGCACTTTTGTAGAATTTGTCTAAAATAGGTGTTGGTGTAGCTTTGATTTGCTCGATGATTTTAGTCATTTTGATATTTTGGAATTTCTCCATTGCTTCTTTAGTTGTCATATTCCCTCCTTATTATTTTAAAACAATGCCATTTTTAAGTAAATCTGTTCGTAATTCTTGGGATAAAGGTGTGTCATAAAAGTTTGATTTGATTTCCCCATGAATTAAAGCCGCGACTTCTTTGCTTGAATCTTCAGTGGTTTCAAGCAAGATTCCATTGGCTTCATTGGCGGGGGCTTTTGTTGCTTCATAGCCTCCTTCACTTGAAGCACTTACAACTAAAGGGCTACCTAACTCTACTGGAGTGCCAGTAGCTGCATCGGTGATTTTGACATTCACACTAAGGTGTGTTTTGACTAACAAATCCCCTAAAACTTTTCCTTTTGTAAAAATGGTTGGATTATTCATTTTCTCCTCCTAATGCAAGTTTGACTACATCAACTTCGTAGTCTTTTTGTGGATTTTTAGAGTTTGCAAAAAGATTGCTATTTAGAATCTGTGCTGCACTAGCAGTTTTTAAAAACTCCCTAAATCCTTGTAAATCATTTTTAGCATATTTCAAAGCCCATTCTTTTTGAGAATCAGTGATTTTACAAGCCACAAAAGCATTCTCTACAATCGAATTTGCAATCAAGTCTTTACTTTCTTGCAATTCCTTTTTTAAAGCCTCATTCTCTTTTTGTAGGGTTTCCACCCTTTCTTTTAATTCTTCCATATTGTCTTCTCCTTTTATTTTAGAATTTGCCTTAACTTCTCCCAAACAATCCAAAAATGGAGTGTTGGTAAGTGCCACAGAATGCAAAGCCACTCCAGAGGCTTCCCCGCTTTTTGGATTCTTGTAATCAAAGTTAAAGACAGGGGATAGATATTTATATTCCCCATTTTTGATAAACTCTAGTGCTTTGGCATTCCATTGAACTTTAGCAAAAAGTGCATCTTCTTTAATTTCCATTGATTTTATCCAACCAGCTGCTGGGGAAGCTTCTCCCTTTAAACTTTGATGTTCATAATCAATTACTAATTCAATTCCGCTTGAGTCAAAGTTTTTCTTAATGGATTGCAAGCTCTCTTGTGTTATTTTGTAGCTTCCAGCTTGGTGTCCTCTCCATTCTCCCACACAAGCTATTTTTAATTCTACTTGTGTTTTTTCTTTGTCTTTTATTGCACAAACAAAGATATTCATTTTCCCTCCTTAATAGAATTCACTTTGAGTTTGATACAAAATGACTTCAAAACTTCTTTTGTAAATGCTTAAAAAGCCATTCTTTGTCATATCGCTATATTCTTTTTTTAATTTTCCTAGAATAATCCCGCTTGCGTTTTTGAATTTATAACCATAAAAAAAAGTGTCGATTGTCTCTAAAAAGTCCATATGTTCTTTGAACGCGGACTCTCTATTTTGTTTTGCAGAGCTTGGCGTAGCTTGAATGACATAAATCTCAAAAAAACATTTTTTTGAAAACTCATTTCTATATTCATCACCCACAAAATCTAAATACACTAAAGGGGAGTTTTTTAGCGCACTTGCAATTTTTTCCTCACTGCTAAAATTATTTGTGAAAAAATGCACTTTGTCTTCCCCCAGCAAAATAGCAAGAGCATTTAGAATATCTTCTGTAAAATCTCTAAGCAAAATCGCTCCTTTTTAAAAATGCTGCAATTTTAGGTTTTTTAAGCCATAAAAAAAATTCTTAAATTTATTTAAAAGATACTTTTAAAGCCTAGAAATTCAAAGCAAAAAGAGGATTTTCTAAAATTCGCCAAGATTTTTTTAAAGGTCGAATTTTGGAAGAGTTTTTGAGGGTTATTTCTAATCTTATTAATATAGGCACCATCACAGAAACAAAATCTGCAGAGGGTAAAGCTTTGGCTCGCGTGAATATTGCTAATCGTCAAAGTGATTTTTTACCCATTGTTAGTTTTTGCAATTCTTTCAAGAGGCATTTTGCTCCAGCAAGAGTTGGGGAGCAGGTTTTGGTCTTTTGTCCTCAAGGCGAAAATGGCATCGGCTTTATTGTTCGTGGAATCTTTAATCAAGAATGCAAAGAACCACAAGGAAATGATACAAAAGAAATTATCACCTATGAAGATGGTGTAAGTTTCAGTTATGATACTTCCACTTCCACCTTAGAAATTGCTGCGCCAAAAAGCATTAATATCACTTGCACCCACGCTAACATCAAAGCAGAAACTATCAAGGCAGATTGTCCTAGTATTGATTTGGGTTTGGGTGGTGCTCCTGTGGTAACCACCGAGTGTATTTGTGCTTTTACAGGTAGCCCGCATCCTCATGGAAGTGCAAATACAAGGAGCAAACTCTAATGGCACTCAGTGAAGCTTCTTTGGTGGCAAAAATGGAAAAACACTTACAAAGTGAGGGATATTTAAAAGTCAATGATGAGGATAATGGCAGAGGATATCGTCGGTATTCTATGCCATTTTTAAGGGCATTGGCAAGGGCGGTGGTAGAAGAAATCCAACAAAACGCACAAGTTCAAGATAAGGGTCCTGAGTGTGGTGGGAATTGGAGTGTCTTATGAGTATGTATCAAATTTCTATCAATGATAGCATTGCTAGGATTCTGAACACTCCACTTGGCTCACGCGTTATGCGTCCAGAATTTGGGAGCGAGATTCACAAACTCATTGATAGGAAGTTTGATGATAAGTGGCGACTTGATTTTACTAGATTTACTGCTAGCGCCATTGAAAAATGGGAAAAGCGAGTAAGTTTAGAGAGGATAGAGTTTAAAGAAGTCTCTAATGGAGTGTCTTATGTGCTTTATTTCAAAGAGGGAATTACTTATGAGGGGATATTATGAGCTTACCTAATATTTTAGTTAGTTATTCCTTTGAAGAGATTTTAGAACTTATGGTTGCAAAAATCAAAGAAAAACACCCAGCCTATGAGCCTTTGGAATCAGATTCTTGGATGGTAGTTTTGGAGGCAGCTGCTTATGTAGGTGCGCTTTTGGATGAGCGGACCACACAAAAGGCAAAATCCCTTTTACTTAGATATTCTAGCAAAGAATCACTAGATGAGCTAGCTTATGCTTATGATGTCTATCGACTTAAAGGTGCCAAGCCTTATGCGAGATATGAATTTTCGCTCAATGTAGCACTCAATAATGATGTGGTGATTCCTGCTCTTTTGGAGTTAGGAAGTGATGATGGATTGCATAGGGCTTACTTACAAGAGAGCATTACCATCAAAGCAGGAGAATTAAAGGCTATTGGAATTGTAGTGTATGGAGAAGAAGTGATGGGGAGTGAGATTAAATGTGAAAATCTGCTAACTTCTATGCCCTTTGCACTCAATGTTAAAGCATTAGAAAATTTCGCTAATGGCAGTGAAGAGGAGAGCGATTCTAGCTTAAAGCAAAGAGCAATTTTAAGTTTGCATTCCCATACGACTGCAGGGAGTGCAAAAAGCTATCTTTTTCATGCACGAAGTGCAGATGAGAGGATTGATGATGTGGCTGTTTTAACTGAAAAATCTACACCCGGGATTGTTGATGTGTATCTTCATAGCAATGGTGGGGTAGATGAGTTAATGATAGAACGAGTAGAAGAAGCACTAAATGGAGAAAAGGTGCGACCACTTACTGATTTAGTGAGAATACACCAATGCACCTACAAAGAAATTACGATTAAAGCACAAATTTATGTGTTTGATTTGAAACAAACTGCAGAGTTACAAGAGCACTATAAAGAAGTTTTACAAAACCGCAAGTTTAAAATCGGTGAAGATTTGCCACTTTCTGAAATCATTGCCAATTTGCATTCTAGCTCTAATATTTACAAGGTTGTATTAGAAACTCCAAGTGCAGATGTTACACCCATTGATAAAAAGGAAGTAATACAGATTATAGGGCTAGATTTGGAATTCAAGGAAGCTCCTTATAATGAAGCTAGCCTTAAAGGAGAGAATTTTGGAAGCTAGTTTATTACCCAAAAACGAAAATGCTGCTATGCGATTTTTAGAGGAAATTTGCACGGGTGCTTTTGTAAGTGATGAAGGATTGATTGAAACAAAAAGCCTTAAGGCTAAAGCAGAAATCTTACCTCTCATTGCAGAGGGGCTAGATGTAGATATTAGAGGGCTAGAGGAAAGTGAAGCAAGAGTGATTCTCTCTCAAGCTTTTTTGCTACACAAAAACGCAGGGACTCCTTATGCACTTAAAAAAGCATTGAATGCTGTTTTTGAAAACATAATCATTAAAGAATGGTTTAGCTATGGCGGGAATCCTTATACCTTTAGAGTAAAAGTTTCAAGTGGCACAAAAGGCTTTAACCAAAAAGAATTAGAGCTTTTGGATACTTTGATTTGTGAATATAAAAATGTGCGAAGTATTTTAGAAGCTGTCGAGATTGAGCTACTAAATAAAAGCGTATCCTACAATGGAAGTGTGAGTGTGAGTGGAGAGAGCATTTCTGTGCTTCCTTACCAAGAAACACAAAGAGAATCTATCACCCAAAGCCATTTTGGTTGTGGAGTGTTTATTTGTGAGATTGAAAAGAGAGAATTAGATATGAAAGGAGCATATTAATGGCAGAGAAAAAAGAATTTTATACACTTTTAACCAATGTTGGAATTGCAAAGTTTATTGCCGCAAGGGCTAGTGGTAATGGCGTGAATCTAAAGACTTTTAAACTTAGCTCTAAGGCAATTGTGCCAAGTGAGAGTATGAATGCTTTAGAAGAAGTCGTGTATGAAAGTTTAATCAATTCTAAGTATGTGGATAAAGAAAACACGCATTATGTGCATTTAGAATGTGTCGTACCAAGCAGTGTGGGAGGATTTGAGATTAATAGCATTGGAATCTATGATGAAGCTGGGGATTTGCTAGCAGTGGGTAATTTGCCTAGCACTTATAAGCCACTCTTAGAACAAGGTAGTGCCAAAGAATTACTTATCAAAGTTACAATGGAGCTTAAAAACGCTAGTGAAGTGATTTTGGAGCTTGACCCTAGTGTGATTTTAGCAAGTAGGGATTATGTCAATGAGGTTAAGCTGGAGTTAGAGTTAAAAATCGATGAAGCCATTGCAGGTTTTACAGAAGAACTTAAGAAATACGCCCTAAAAAATGGAAGCACAAGCGAAGTTTTTAATGTTGCTCTAGCCACAGAGGCAAGCCATGCTATTAACAAGGGAGAATTTGAGAGAGCTTTAAATCTCAAAGCTGATAAAACGCAAGTAGAGAATATTAATAATTCTCTAAGCAATTATGTCAAAACCACAGGCAATCAGAGCATTGCAGGGAATAAAACATTCAGTGGCACAACCACACTCAATGGAACAACCAACACCAAAGCCTTAAATGCTAGCGGTAAAATCACTGCTAAATCAACTCTAGAGGTTACAGGGGCTACTACACTCAATGGCAATCTTACCACAAATGGTGCAGTAGATTTTAAAAATCTCCCCACTTGTGCAACACAAGCTAGCAGTGACAATCAGCTTGTGAATCTTGCAACACTTAAAACGCAAGTGCCTTTGCTTGGAGGGATTAATTTTACAGGAATTAAAGTAGCTGCCTTAACAAGTGGAGTTAATTATACAAATAATACAGGCAAAGCATTGTTTTTTTATGTTTCCCTATCCGCTTCAAAACGAGGAATTACTAGTATTAGTGTGGGAGCCGCATATATAGATGGTGTTCAAGTTTTACGATTAGCCATTAACGTTTCTGCTGAACCCATCAACACATCAGGTGGAATTCACGCCTCAGGTGATGTTTTTGCAACATCTTTCTTGATTGTCCCAAATGGGAAAACCTATAGATTTGAAAATATTAATAATGTCATTCAAATTATTTAATAAGGAGCAGTTATGCAATATTTTTTAGATTCACAAAACCAAATCTGGGCTTATGAGGATTATGTCCCACAAGAAGAAATCAAAGAGGGGCTAACCCCTATCACAAATGAGGAATTTGAAAGGCTCACCACACCCCCACCACCAAGTGCAGAGGAACTATTAGAGCTAACAAAACAAGAGAAGCTTGCAGAAATAAGAGACAAAAGAGATTCTTTGCTAGAGGGCAGCATTGAGTATAAGGGGCATATTTTTCAAACAAGAGAAAAAGACAAACTCAATATCAATGGAGCAGTAACTAATCTCATGCTAGATATACAAAGCGGACAAAATAGCATTAGCGAGATTATTTGGATTGATATTCATGATGAGAGAGTGAGTTTTACGCCTAATGATTTTCTTATCTTCGCATCAAGTGTAGCCTACCAAACCCAAGAGATTACATTCAAAGCCAATACACTAAAAGCAAGCATAGAAACAGCCAAGAGTGTAGAGGAAGTGGAAAAAATTGTGTGGGAGGGGTAATGGAGAGAGAATACAATCTATTTTTATTTATCGGCAGTGGAGCTGTGGCATGGTTTTATTCTAGTATTAATTTTTTGGGAATCAAAGATATTCAAGTTTTTGCCCTTTTAATTATCTTTATTATTTCTATGGTGGCTGGATTTTTAAAAACCTTAGCCCTAAAAGAAGAAGTAAGGAGCTTTGTTTGTAGCGATTTACTTTCTAAAACCTTAATGCTTTTTATTCCCTTTATTTTTGCAATAGAGGCAAAAATGTTGGAGGTTTTTAAATTTTTTGTGGATTATAGCTTTGCCTTTTTGACACTAGGAGAGATTTTAGCCATTATGATAAGTATCCAAAGCATTAAAACTAGAACCCCCATCAAAGAGTTAGATATCTACAATATGGGGATTAAGAAACTGCAAGATTTCATCATTCGGCATTTGAAGTTTGAGGGAAAATTTAAAGAAAAGGAGGAAAGAGATGAAAAACATGAATCTCATCACAATTCTGCGAGAAGGTAAGGACTTTGAGCTTATTGAGGATTTGGAGTTTTGGTTTGAGGATGGACTAGGAGAAGATCTTAAAAAGAAACTTGGAATCTATGCACTTAATGCAAGGGGGTATGAGGGGGATTATATTTGTATTCCAAAGGGCTTTAGAACAGATTTTGGAAGTATCCCCCAAATCTTTCAGTCTCTCATCAGTCCTGTTGGAAAGCCAACTAAAAGTTATGTGTTACACGACTATCTTTTAAGCCTTTGGGAAAGGGGCTTTTTGGATAGGAAAACTTGCGATGCAATCTTTAAAGAGGCTTTAAGGGTGCAAGGGGTTGGAGCATTCAAAAGGAATGTGATGTATGGATGTGTAAGAATCTATGGCGTCTTTAGAGAAATATGGCGAAATCTAAAATTTAAAAAGAATTAAAGGAGGAATTATGTCAAGTCAATTTGGTGTTAATACTATCATTGCTGCTCACGCGGCAAGACCGATTAATATAGAGAGCAATACCACCATTGGTGCAGTAGTAAGCGTGGCATTAGATGAAGTGCAAAATGCGGAGCTAAAAAAAGAAATTGAGGCAAAGGCTTTGATGTTTTTTTCTAGTATTCAAGAAGCACAAGAGAAATTTGCAAAGTTTGAGGGGACAATCAATCGTGTGCTAAATGGAATTAGTGACCAAAATGTCAAATCTCCTCTTGTTTTGGGTGTGGTTACAATAGGATTAGAGGAAGCCAATGAGATTGCAGAAAATTTTTATGAGAATCCTGAAATCAAAACCAAAATTATTGAAAAGCTAAATTTACTAAGACAAAGCAAAATGCTTTTTGATGTAAAGCCAAATTTGATAATCGCACCATTTTTCAGCCACGATAGCGATGTGAGTGCTGCAATGCAAAGTATTGCTACCTATCTTAAGGGACATGCGATTGTGGATTTGAATGCTACAAGTGAAAGTGACGCTGCAACTAAAGCAGAAAGCTTTGGGAGTGAGCGAGTGCTTTTGTGCGACCCTTATGTCAAAGTTTGGGATATGCTTAAAAATGCAGAGAGTTATGAGCCAATGAGTGCTAGGGTGGCTGGACTTATTGCTTATAGCGATGGGGAAAGTGAATATGGTTTTGCAGATAGCTTTTCTAATAGAGTGCTTGGAGGAATCTCTGGAGCTAAAAGAAGTATAGAGTTTGAAGCAGGAGAGGATTGCGAAGCAGATAGGCTAAGAGCTAAAAATATCACCACACTTATCCGCTATGATGGCTTTAGAGTTTGGGGGAATAATACTACCTCTAGCGATAGTATTTGGCAAGATTTCACAAGGGTAAGAGTCTTTGATAGGATTGCCCTTGCCACGCTAGAGGGTATTTTTTGGGCGATTGATAGGAAAGCTGATGTGCTTAAAAGCGCCAAAGATAGTGTAGAACAAATGCTTTTAGGGCTTAAAGGGGCTAAAGTGCTTGTAGGCTATGAAGTCTCTTGGGATAGTGAGTTAAACACTGCTGCAAACATTACAGCTGGGAAGTTTTATTTGAAAGCAGAAATGATGAACACGCCCATTGTTAAAAGAATTGAGGTGAGTTTCAATTACAGCGATAAATGGGCTGAGACACTTTTGAAAGAAATTAGCTAAGGAGGAATAAATGGAAGTTAGAAAATCTCAAATCATCAATGCTTCTTGTATCTACATTGAGGGGATAGGATTCTTAGGCACAAGTGCTGAAGTAGAGATTCCAGCCATAGAATTTGAAACCTATGAACAAAATGGCGGTTTTTACAAACAAAACCTAAACACTGGAATCCTAAAAGCAATGACAGCCAAATTTATTGTTTCAGAGTTTAACTCTGTAATTTATGAAAGCTTTTCAAAGCAGTTTAACAAAAGCAATCCATCTAATCTTTATGTAAAATGGAATGTTTCAAGCCCCAAAGGACATTTTGACCATATTGCAACTTTTAGAGGGGACATCACCAAACACACTCCGCCTAAGGTTGCAGCAGGAGAAGAAGTTAAGTGCGAGTTTGAATTGCAGTTAAGCTTTTTAAAACTAGAGGATTATGGCGTTGAGTCTGTGTTAATAGATACCAACAATCTAATTTGTAGGATTGGGGGCACAGATTTGTGGGAAGAAATTAGAAGCAATTTATAAGGAGACAAAATGAAAAAAGAATTTAACATCAAAGGCAAAAAAATAGCAATGAGAGCACCGCTTGTGAGAGATTTAAAGGCAGTGGGGAATATTTCTAATGCAATAGAGCAAGAGATTATTCTTATTGCAAATTTGACGGGTTTACACAAAGATGAAATTGAAGAGTTAGAAGCCAAAGACTATATGCTCTTACAAAAGGAGCTTAAAGGTTTTTTAGAGTAATCCCTAAGCCCAAATCACTTTTAGTAATGATTGCAAATTTGGGAATTGCATTCAATCAAGGGTATAGGGATTGTATGGAAATGGGATTAGAGGATTTTTTGACTTTACATGAAATGGCAATTAAAGCAAATAAGGAGAAAGAATGAAAAAATTATTTATTCGCAGATTTAAAAATGTGGATGATGGAACTTTGGGGGAGTTTTTGTTGCTAGATTCTAGCGAGAATGTTTTGCTAAATGGCTATACGCTAGAGCCAAGCGGACCAGATACTACAACCCCCAGTCAAGATAAAAGGATTCCACAAGGAGAGTATAGTCTAAGTTGGCATAATTCCCCCACCTTTTCCCAAAAGCTCCCTTTGCTTCATAATGAATCCGTGCCAAAGGAGAGATGCATTTTGATTCATGCAGGGAATTATCCTAGGGATACTTTGGGTTGTGTGCTAGTTGGGCTTAAAAATGATGGTGCAAATGTGCAAGAAAGTAAAAAAGCTCTCAAGCGGCTATTGCCTCTCTTAAAAGGCGTTAAAAAGGTAATTATTGAGAATAGCGATGTTTAAAAGTCTTGTTGGGGAAGGTAGCCACAGCTTTTTTGGCGGTGCTGTTTTGGTTCTACTTTTGGGAATTTTAATCCTGTCGTATTTTTATGCCAAGGCTTTAAAGGAAAATTCTAGGCTAGAAATGGAAATCACGATTTTAGAGGGGAACACCAAAGCATTAGAACAATCTTTGCAAAAGCAAAATGAGGCATTGGAAGCTTTGAGGGTGGAAGTAAGCAAGCCCCCAAAGGAAATAGAAGTGATTAAGGAAATCAAGCTCAAAGATTCTAGTTGTGAAGCAGAACTTAGGGGATATAAGAAACTTTTTAAGGAGATGGGGAGATGAAAAATTCGCATTACGCAACTACTGGAATTTGGAGTGGGTTTGGTGGATGCAACGCAAATATGGGGAGTAGAATGAGTAAGATGAAAAGAGGGTTTGCAGTGTGGGGCAAAGCCCCAAAATTAATACGCCTTGACTATTATAAGACAAAGCAGTATAATTATCACTGCAAATTTATAGTGCATTTTCGCCACCTCCTTTCGAGGTTGGTTTATGCCCTAGAGGTTGCACCCTCTTTGGCAAACCTCAAAAAGATTCTACAAAAAACTTACTTAATTTTTTTCATCTCTTTAAGCTTGATTTTCAGTGCTTGTGCAGTTAAGCCCATCGCTCAAATACAGACAAAAGAAGTTTTAATCCCTATTGCATGTGATTTGCCAATGCCAAAAAAACCAAAAGAGGATGGAAGTTTTGAATCCCATAAGGCTTTAGGGATTTATTTTTTGGAAGTGGAATCCACCCTTAAAGATTGTTTGGGTTTAAACAAACTTTAAAAGCTTTTTAAAAAGGGTTTAAAATGCAAAATCTCTCACTGGGTGTCAAAATTGGCTTTGCTGTTGAGAATGCCAAACTTCTAGCTAACACTCAAAAACAGCTTAACCAAATTGGAAAGTCTTTGGATTCATATCGTGAAAAAATAGACAATTTTAAAGGCAGCCTTTTAGAAAAGGTAGCAACAGCTGGAGCATTAATTGCGCCCATTAAGGTGGCTATTGATTTTGAAAGCTCAATGGCAGAGGTTAAGAAGGTTACAGATTTAAGCGAGGGGCATAGCCTGCAGGCTTTGAGTGAGGATATTTTAAACCTCTCAAAAAAACTCCCTATGGCAGTCGATGGAATTGCTGCTTTGGTTGCTGAGGGTGGGAAGCTTGGGCTAGCTTCCAAAGAAGCCTTGAAATTTGGAGAAGTGGCTGCTTCTATGGGGGTGGCTTTTGAGATTAGCGCAGAAGAGGCTGGGGACAATATCGGAAAAATGATGGCTTCTTTAGGGACTAATGTTGAGGGGATTAAAAATCTTGGCGATTCCATTAATTACCTAGCGGATAAAGGGGCAAGCGATGGAAAAAATCTCATTGAAATTATTTCGCGAATGGGTGGAACGGCTAAGGTTATTAATTTAAGTGAAGATTCTATGGTAGCCCTTGCTGCAACACTAGATGAAGTGGGTATGGCAAGTGAGGTGGCAGGGACAGCACTCAATGATATGTTTATGAAATTATCTCGTGCAGATACTCTAGGGGCAGATGAAGCCTTTGCTAGATTGGGTTTAAGTGCAGAAGAGATGAAAGAGATGATGGCAGAGGATTCTTCTAAAGCCATTACAACCTTGCTAGAGAGTATCAAGCAGCTAGATTCTCAAGACCAAATCAATACCATTGGGGAGATTTTTGGGACAGGCGATGGAACCGTGAGGAGTATTATTGCTCTAAGCTCTAATGTGGATAGATACACTGAGCTTGTAAAAATGGCAAGCAGTGAAGAGAAAAAAGGCTCTATGGATAGAGAGCTGATTAACAAAGCAGAGACAACTGCAAGTGTTTTGCAGATTATGGGCAATCACTTTAAGGCAATCTCTATTACCATAGGTCAAAACTTTCTCCCCATTGTTAAATCAATTGCTAGTGGGATTTCGTGGTTTTTAGATGGATTTGAGAGTATTATAAAAACTTTTCCCACACTTTCTAGTGTTATCTTTGTGGGGGTTGGGGCATTTATGGCTTTAAGTGTGGCTATTCCTGCGGTATTATTTGCTTGGAATCTAATGTCACTAAATATTCTAACTGCTCAAAAAAACTTCATTTTGGCAAAAAATGCAATACTAGCACTAAGGAGTGCTATTTGGGTAAAGAATGCTGCACTCATTGCTACAACTCTTACAACAAAAGCCTACAATCTAGCCTCACTTGGACTTTTTAAGGTTTTAGGGCTTCTAGCAACAGGCTTTAATGCTCTAGGCGGAGCCATTGCCTTTGTGGGGAGGGCTATGTTTTTAAATCCCATTGGGCTTATTATCACTGCCATTGCGGCACTTATTGGAGGTGTGTATTTAGTCTATAAGCATTGGGGAGGAATTAAAGAGTTTTTTGCAGGAATATTCTCTTACATTGGTGGATTGATTAGTTCATTTGTAGAAAGCTTTAAAAGTCTTTTTAATTTTGTAGGGAGTGCTGTTAGTGGGATTAAAAGCTTCTTTGGATTTGGTGATGAAAAAACAGCAAAGCAAGAAGCTCTAAACTCAAAATCTCCTGAACTTCTACCCCCAGCAAATTCAAGGGAAAATATTTCAGTTTCTTTTAATGGCGGAATCAATGTCCAAACCACAGATGGAAAAATTCCTAATAATTCTCAACTAAGTGCAGATGTGCAAAGAGAAGTGGAAATGGCAATTAAGAGAGCTAAAGAAAATGAAAAAAATCGCTCTTTAAGTGATGTGATATAGGAGGTTATTGTGGCATATTTTGCACTAGATGACTTTATGTTTGAGTTCAAAGACAAACAACTAACAAGCTTTAGTCAATCTTTCAAACTTTCTTTTTCTAAAGTAGAGAGGATTGGCAATAATCCTGCTTATTTTAATGCAGGTGGATATGAAGAGAGCTTGAGTTTAGAGCTAGAGTTAATCATTCAAAGACAAAACGCACTCAAAGAGTTTTTAGTTAAAGTTAAAGAGAAAAAGCCTTTTTATATGGTGCTAGGCTATGGAGAAATCATTGGGGAAGTTTTGGTGCAAAATGTAAATGTGAAGCATAACTCCATCACTCCTTTTGGTGAGAGCTTAAAACAAGCCCTCTCTTTAGAATTAGTGAGGTATTACCGATGAATTTCACACCAATCTTTAAACTTTTAGCTAACAATAAAGATGTCACTAGCCACATAGCAAAAAATCTCATCTCTTTGCAGTTTAAAGATGAAGCAGGAGAAAAAAGCGACGAGATTACTCTAAGTGTTTATGGAGACTTTAAACGCCCTAGTTATAAGGATATTTTAAAGCTTTATTTGGGATACAAAGAGAGTGGATTATTCTTTTGTGGAAGCTTTTATGTGCAAACCACAGAGAGAGCAGGAGAAATTTTAACTATTACAGCCACAGGAGCTGATTTTAGCAGTGGTTTAAAAGTCAAGAAGAATCGAACCTTTGAAAAAATGAGTCTAAAAGAGGTAGTAGAGAAAATCGCTAAAGAACATAATCTAGAATCAAGATGTGATTATGAAGATGTTTTTTATAGTTATTTGCCCCAACACAATGAAAGCGATACCAATCTTTTATCTAGGCTTGCTAGTAGCTTTGGGGCGTTTTTTAATATCAAAAACAACGAAATTATCTTTTTGAAGAAAGGAGAGAGCGAGAAGCTTCCACAAGTAAGTATTGATGCCAAAGAGTGTTCTAGTCTTAGAATCAAATATTCCAACAAAACACAATACCTCTCTGCTAAAGCCCTATGGCAAGACAGCAAAGAAAATAAAGTCAAAGAAGTAATTGTAGGAAGTGGAGACCCACAGCTTATTTTACAGCAAAGCTTTTTAAGTGCGAGTGAAGCTACACTTAAAGCAGAGGCGAAATTAAAAGCAGCTAATGCAGGAATTGTAAGTGGAAGTTTAGAGATTTATGGGAGCAAGATTTATGCAGGTGGAAAATTAAAGTTATGGAATACCAAAGAGGAAGATGGTGAATATAATATTAAAAGCGTTTCACATAGTCTCAGCAGTAGTGGTTGGAGAACAAGTGTAGAGTTTGAAAACTAAGTATAAAAACACATTTTAAATCGAACCACTTTGATTTAAAGTTGAAAATTTAAGTAATAATAAAGCTCGGTAATAAATCAACTATCCAAAGAGAAGTTGCCCAAGAAAGAAACTCTATGCGAATATTGCCCAAACAGCCTATGGTTCATAACACAAAACGAACTCAAATGCTTTTGCATATCAATGCACTCAATCAGTTACAGCAAGGAGAGCGAGGACGATCCGATAATATCTTGCGATGGACAAGTGCTGGGAATAATGAGATTACAAATTATAGAGAACAATAA